AAAAAGGTTTTGGTATTTCTTTTGTGTAATTACAAATCACACACTTGTAATCATAGTTTGGCATTCTTCTCCTAAATTTTAAGGAGCAGTTTAGCCACATGCTCAGGTGGATCCTAGGCAACTATGCCCGCATCTGCGACTCCCCAGTGACGGGGTGCAGACTTATATTATACCTTATTTAATTTTGATTGTTTTAGGCTTTTTCTCTTCAGGAACAATACGATCTACATCAATATGTAGCATACCGTTCTTGAATTCGGCTCCGACCACTTCCATATATTCACCAAGCGCAAATGTGCGTGTGAATTTACGGGCGGCGATACCCTTGTGAAGAATTTCTCCAGACTCTTCTTCTGCTTTAACTTCACCCTTAACAATAAGAGTTCCATTATCTACAGTTACCTCAACATCCTTTTTGTCAAAGCCAGCCACAGCAAGAGATACACGATATGTATCTTCGTCAACCTTGACGATATTGTATGGTGGGAATGATTGAGAGACTGCCTCTCGATGGATATTGTTGAGTCTTTCTACTTCACGATTGAAGCCGATAAAAAAAGGATCCCTAAAGAGATCCATGGCAAATGTTGTTACCATTTTATTCCTCCTTTAAGCGAATAAATTAATATGTGGGCCCCTTGCGGCGACCCACATATATTATAGCAAACTGTATTTTGAATTACAAGATTCGCTTTTTATCTTTCATTTTTTCTTCATTTGCAGTTGCTGCATATAGGGCTCGTTGGTGTGCCTGAGCTCTAGATTTAGACGGGTGGCAACCTTTAAGTTCGCCTTTATCATTTACTACAGCCCAACCTTTACAGCCTGCTGCTCCTTGTTTTACATCGTATGGCATATTTCCTCCTAATTATTTGGTGCTTCTGGCATATCTATTGGCAGTATGCCCTTTTCTTTTGCAATTTCGTAACCTTCTTGGCTTAGGCTAATCATTGCTTCTAAATTTTCATTATAGTCTACCTTAATATATCCAGCCTCATATAACTCTACTAAAGTCTTATCGACATATTGTGTATGCGCTTCCCATAATTCTGGGGCAATTTCTTCAGCAATTTCATTTATAGCAAAGATCATCTCTCCGCTTTCATCTACTCCAGCTAACTCTATAGCACCTATCTCTAAATAGTATGCCATTTTTTCGTCTTCTGAATCTCCATGGTTTTCCATTTTGCCTCCTGTGCAACAGGTCAGACTTGAACTGACGATAACCGAATTATGAGTTCGGGGCCTTAACCAACTTGGCTACTGTTGCGAATAGCCTATTGTATTGTGCCGTCATCATTCTTGTCAATAGTCACTTCAACTAATTGCTGTACATAATCAGAGAAGTGTTTTCTAATACTTCCAGGCGGTCTAGTGCCAGAAGCCTTCCATATTCTTTTGTATTCCATCACGTTAGCAAACGTGGTAGGGCAAAGCATAGTACCATTATACTCCTTTAGGGTTGTTGGCAACGGGACATGCTTTCCACAACATTTGCATTCTTTAGCTTTATCTTGATATACGCTCATACTATTTCCATTCCTTCTATTACATCCGCCAAGTCTTTAGGCATTCTAGGGGCTTCTATAACATTCATGCTTCTTGCATACTCCTGCTCAGTATCTCTCTTAAAACTATCGTATGTGTGGACCTCTATTTCCCCTATACTACTAGACTTAGTTCTACTAATAGCATTATAAATAGATCCACAGACTGCGTCTGCTAAGTCTTTAGATCCTTTTCTTGGGTGGTCAACTCTATCTCTCATAATTTTTAACTGTAACAATTCATCTATCAAAAGCGGTAGGTGTGGTCCAGTTAATCTTTCTTCTAGAACTACCATTGCCATATCGTCATAATGTTTTTTTGCTACAGACAATGTTTCTGTATTAATTCCGTATGCCTTTAATTGTTGCATCATGTCATGAGAATTCCATCTGTCAAATGTGCAGACACGTATATTAAATCCAGCTGATCTTAGGCTTAGTATATAATCTTTAACTTCAGTAAAGTCTACAGACTTATCTGATGTTGGAGTCCAATATCTAACCGCATCAACTTCTACAATTGGAGCAGCCTGCGAATATGTGTCTGTTACTTTTACATTTACCCATTTGTTTACGTGAGACATAGCGACGGCACAATGGTCATGTTTTTGCGCTAAGTCAACATGTAAGAAATATTCTTTATCTGGATCTGGCGCAAACCATGGCTCAAGTCTGCCGAATGAGTCAATTGCTAGTGCCATATTACTAAATGCCTTTTCAATCTTTTCACGAGATTTGAAAAATGCATCTACTGCTTCTGGTGGCATGCAAGCAAAACGACTAAGGGCATCTGGCATATTCTTATAGAACTCTACCTTAAAATTCTCAATTGTTTTAGTTGGATTAATCTCCCATGTGGGACGCTTCAAGGCATAGACTTTAGGAATGGTATAAGATATGATGTGGTCTTCTTCCCATTCAACTGTTATCTCATTTCCCTCTGTTCCGTCTGGAAGGTTATCGTCCATCTTCATTGTCTTGCTTCTAATAATAGTTTCTTTTTCCGCCACCACTGAATCATAGAATTTTTGAATAGGGTCATTTTTAAAGCGGGGGAATGAAAGCAGAATAACCTTACCGTAGTCTGGGAAACGAGATACAACAGATCCACGATACATATCATAAATAGCATCAGCAGTCTTTGCTTGGTCATGACCAGTTGTGTTCTCTGTGGCAAAGCCAGAAATTTCGTCAAGGATTACAGCGATTACGTTATAACCTTCGAATGCTTCACGCTCAGAGTGTCCAGAATATACATTTACATTTTTATTAAATCTAACTTCAGAAGCTTTGGGATCATACTTTCCAATAAACCAAGGTGATCTGTCTATGCGTGTTTTAAAACCTTTGAAAAAAACATTGTTTGCCTGTTGTGCGTTAACAGCAATATTAATAATATCGATAGTGTCTCCAGGTGGCTTACCATAATAGGTTGCTGGATCTTTGAGGCACAATAGTAAATATACTATATACGATACAGATATGGTTGAGCAGTAGTCTTTTCCAGAACCCTTACCTAATTGTGCAATAACCTCATTGCATGTTTGTTTAAACCTACGTTTGCCTTCTTCTTCCCCAAACAATTTAATTAGCGTGGACTCTTTATAAATCTGAGAAGACTTTTCAATTAATGTATATTGATTATCTGAAAGTGGAGGAAGCCCAAGATAGTCTGGACTTGTTACAAATGTCCGTAGATCGACTGGCCTCTCATCAAATTCTTCGCCATCGAGTATATCTATCAGATCATTGAAATTAAGATCCACTTACCTGCTCTGCATCTATTACAACTGGTTCAACTACCCCAGTAATTTGGGACAGTCTTTTTGCCACCTCTAACTTACACTTAGGGCATGTTGCTGTAACTTCTTTTAAAATCTTTACAAGAACATCTTGCTTGCGTTCTGTTTCTGCTAATTGTGTAGCAAGTTCTGCGTTATCTAATAGGCCAACCTCTTGAAGCATACCTATACGCTTGCCTTCAATATCAGCAATTAGCTTTAATGCCGTCGCCTTTACGTTTAATTGACCCTGAGTGTCTGCGTCCTCTACGGTCTTCCAGGCCTCTTTAATAAGCATGGCATAGTGTTGGTCTGCCCCAGAGATGGCTTCCTTTGCCCTCTCACGAGCCCCAGAATCGCTTCTAACGACCTGTTTCCACTCTTCTATATACTCTAAGACCTCTGCCCGCTTAAAACCTGTTAGGGTGGCAATCTGAGTAGGGTTATTACCCTTTAGTAGTTCTGAGACTACCTTGTTCATGCGATCATAATGATCTGCTAATTCAATGTCCATATATAGATATTATACCATCTTAGTTGACTAAGATTGATCGGATTTCAATTTAGCTATTTTAAGCAGGACTAAATATCCAATTAAATCGTCAATATCATTATCTCCTGGATATTCTGTGCCCTTCATTAATCTATTTAATTTATCGTCAATGCGGACATGAAGCTGTTCTCTTGGTCCCGCCTTTGAAAATATACGCACAGGATCAAGAGCTGAATTGCCGTAGGCAATATTCTTTTTGACAAGCATGTGTGCAATTTCATGGCAGGTCTGCCAAATTTCTTTTCCAGCCTCAGTGCCAACTGTTAATAAATATAAATCCTGGCACTCAAACTGTTTTGAATCTGGAAATACTGGTTCTAACATTACTGCTCCATATTCTTATATATATTTGAATCCAACCACCAGTCTTCAAATATCTTTCCTTCGTGCTCTACATTTTCCGCCACCAAAACATAGTTTAAACTGCTAAGTATTTCTTTTGCTTTTTCCTTTATTAAAGAATTATTGGGATCAGCGTAAAGGTCATGTTCAAATGTTACAACAGAGAACCTATATCTGTCAAGAGGCAACGATTCTAATGCCTTTAAAGATTGATAAGCTGGCTCAATATCCACTTGTAAATAATCTATTATTTTAGGGAAATTATTATCTTCAAAATATTTTAAATAATCAAAATCTGTAGCATCAACAGCTAAACATATATTAGATCTATTTGCATTATATTCATCTGATCTTGCTTGATCTATTTCTAATGCTACACCTTTCCAACCATATTGTGTTTCTAGCAGGTAGGTATTGCTATCATGTTGTGAGTGATACCCCCCAATTTCTACATATGTTCCGTTTCTTTTTTCGTTTAAAGAATTAAGTACAAATGATTCTTGACCAGCTTGGCTATTGCTGCCTTCATAAATTTTCATCGCTTTCTTATCAACCCAAATTTTTCTAAATGTCTCTGTATAGTCATGGCAGAAACCTTACACTCAGCAGCAATTTCAGTTACTGTTTTTTTCTGTACCACATATCTACGGTATAGCCATGTTTGACTTTCATATAATTTCATCGCTCAGTTAACACCGTGTTTGAATAATGGGCAATGCCAAATGCATCTGCCACGTCAAAATCATCTAGTTCTAAATTATACTTCTTGTTAAAATAATCTACAGTTCTTTGCTTCCTGATTTGGCGCATTTTGTTTTTATACCAAGAGTCAGCATATCCTGGATTCTCAAACCTAAGTTTGTCTTTCTCCATCTTTGTTGGGTTTTTATTTCCAATATATGCCTGCCAAGATGTAGGAGATATAGTGATAACACTAGCCCCAGTAGACATAAGCTCAGCAATAACGACACCGTAGACATAAGATAATTTTATCACGGCATCAGGAGATCTGACAAGGACTGCACCCTCTACTGCAATATAGTCAGACTTTAGCTCATCTAGCATAGCATGCATCTTTATTTTAGCGTCATATATTTTTTCATATATATCTGCGCCAGTAAATTCAATCTTGCCCCACTTTAATGGCTTATCGTTTTCCATTAAACAAAAGGCGACGGAATTTGTAGAGGCATCTATACCCAATACACGGTTAGCCTTAGTCTTAACTAACTCAGCTAATCTCATTAATTAACCCCAGAAGCTTTTTTCTATTCTGTTCATTACGAGCCTTTGTACATGATGAACATAAACTAGATTCATTATATCTGCTTAATTGTGCCCCACATTTTGTACAGCCACGTTTTGCTCCATTGCGGATAGCCTTTTTCTCATAATACTTTTCCATGATCCGCCTATTTGTAGCAACACGGCAGCACTCATCTGTGCAATATTTTTGATTATGAGTCTTTGGCTCAAATTCTTTAGCGCATTCTTTATTGGCGCAAATCATAACTTTGGAACCTCATAAGCTTCAATTTGAACTAAACCTGTTTCTCCAGCCCAGCATTCTTTCTTAATTGGACAGCTCTTACAAGCATAGCTAGTTTTAAGGAATGGTCTCATTGGAATATCTCCATCCTTAAAGTTATCCCAAACCTCACACATCCAAACAAATAACTCATCAATAATCTTCTTATTCTTCTCTGTCATTTGAATTGGAATAAGAAGGATCTCCTGAGTATTCTTGTTTTCGTACAAAAAGAAAGCCTCTTTTACATTACGCAATTTCATATAAGTTAGTAGTTGAAGCATATGGTTTGCAGAAGGGTTCATCTCTGCCTGCCTTGTATCCCATACTTCTTGCTTTGCAGTCTTAATTTCTCCAATTACTTCTTCGTCATCCCAATTAATTACAAGGTCGATGAAGCCACGAATAGGAGGGTATTCATTAGTAATCTCTATTTCAGTCTGAACAGACTTCATTGGATTATCTTTAAATAAATCTGATGATTGACCAGAAATTAGTTTCTGTAGTCTATCGTGAGCCTGTGTTCCATATGCCATATTTGCAACAGCAGTTGCATCATTGTTGTCAATGAAATGTGCTCCGCTAAATGCCATATACCAATAGCGTGGACAATTTCCATGTCCATAACCTAGACTGCTTGGGCTGAATGATTTCTTGGTCATATCGCCATCTGGACGCTTTGTTGCTAAATATGCATCATCAAGCATTTTAGCAAATTCGGCAACGTTAAACTTGCCTTCGTATTTTTTAAATTTTAAATTCTTTACAATATCTCTAGCCATTATATCGGACGACATACTTGAGGGCATCCACAAGTTTATCGATTGACTCCTTTGCTGAATAGTATACATTCTTCTTATTGTTGTTTACTGTACCCGCTTTATCCTTAGCAATAGTAGAGTATACCGCAGCAAGCATAGAGAATTTTGTAGACATAGCCTGCAGTTCAATAATTAAATGTGGAGCCTTCGCTGCAGGAACATCTGGATTCATAAGAAGCTTTACTACAATAGCAAGAGCCTTGTCCAAATGATCGTCCTTCATAAACTCATGTAGATCATTAAACTCTGTGATATCGCTAATTAATTCTAAAGCGTTTTTATCTTCCGCCATCTTTATACCTCTTATCTAACTTATTAATAAATAATCCAAATGGATATCCTACTACAAAACCTAAAGCTATGCCCATCATAAATACTGCAAACGTAGTCATTAAATAAACCTCGTTACTAGAGCATAGCCCATCCAAAGACCTACGATTCCCATTAGTCCTGCAAATACAGGAGGGGCTGGAATTGGAAGTTTAAGTAGACTAAATACTCCACCTACCGCTACTCCAGTCAATGTTGTGTACAGGATATCCTTCATTACTTTGCCTTCTTATGATTAACTTTGTATGGGCCAAGATCGGCCTTTACAGTTCCATCTTTTCTAAGTCTTACTATTCTTCCATTTTTAATCTGTGTAGGATTAAATGGATGTTTGTTATTTCTGCTACCGCTAGACATTTTTACTCTCCCATTCTTTCACCATTTGTTCAAACAGTGTCCATTCTATTACCGCAAGCCTCGTTTTGCTATTGTCCTTGCCAAGGATGAGCTTGAGTACAGGATACTTATCCCGACTAACTTTAAAAGTGTCTGTACAAATCTTAGCCCAAATACTTTGCGAAATAGAGATCGATTTTTCGTATTCTTTATAATCCACCACGAAAGAGTTCCACGTAGCGTCACCCTTCTGATAATCACCACGTCCACTGTTCTTTTGTTGTTTTGCGCCATCTCTTTTCGCCTCCGATCTTTCAGACATTAATTAACCTTAAACGTATTAGCATGGCCACTAGTACATGTCCACGACATAATTAAATTAATTGGATCCCAGAATGTTTCTTCAGAATCAGAATCACATTTAGCGCAGGGCTTAGCGCCACCTATTTTTTCTAACTCTACCTTATGAATCTTTTCTGGCTTTGGACCAATAAACTCATTAAGATTTGGCATCAATCTCACCTATAAGCTTTTCAACTACTTCTGGATTATCACGAAGGTATTGCACTGCTTTCGCACGTCCCTGGAACCGTTCCCCATCCACGGTGTACCAAGCACCACCTTTTTCCACGACTCCGCACATTTCGGCAACATCAAGAGTTTCTCCGACACGGTCTACACCAACAGTCTCGCCTTGGTAGTAGAAGTCGTATTGTCCCGAAAGATTAGGGGGTGAGACTTTGCTGTAATCAACAATCCAGTTAACTGGTCTTCCGACTCTTTGTTCGATAATTTTGTCGCCAACTTTAATGCCAGCTTTAATAGCATTAGCCTCAGCTTCA